GAATTTGGAACATAAACTGTTTCTAAATAATCCCAGGCCTCTTTTAATATCAACGGCAAATTGCCTGTAATATCAATACCATTTTCGGGCCCACCTCGTCCAAAATCTTTATTCCAATGACCATAACCCATACTGGGATTACTACGCCATCCATATTTCCATTCTGTGTCTTTAAGCAATTTATGTATTCTATTTGCTAATTCCAATGGAAAACATTGCTTAATCTGATGCACTCTATTCATTTCTATTCCTTTTTCTATAATTTAACCGCCATCACCACCACCACCACCGCCATCACCACCACCGCCATCACCATCACCACCACCGCCATCAGCAGCAGCACTATCAGCAGCAGCAGCACTATCAGCAGCAGCAGCACTATCAGCAGCAGCAGCACTATCAGCTGCTGTTCCAGTATCACTTGATGCTGTATCAGAAGGACCAGGACTGTCAGCTGCTGTTCCAGTATCACTGGTTGTATCAGATGTAGCACTGGTTGTATCAGATGTAGCACTGGTTGTATCAGATGTAGCACTGGTTGTATCGGATGTATCACTGGTTGTATCGGATGGTCCTGTAGCTTCGGAAGAAGCTGTAGTGCCTTCTGCTGTTCCTGAACTACCACCAGGACCAGAACTTGGACCATCACTTCCAGGTCCAGGACTATCTGCTGCACCACCACCATCGCCACCACCTGCACCTGCTTGATAAGCAATAGCTGCTTGATGAGCAGCAGCGGCAGCAGCGGCAGCTTGTTGTGCAGGGCTTTTACCTGCAGCGGCAGCAGCGGCTGCAGCAGCAGCAGCGGCAGATGTATAGGTAGTATATCCAGGGACTGATAATGCCGCTCCCGGAGTTACAACAGGTGGTTTTGCAACTTCATTTAATGTTGCACCAAATTGTTGGGCTGCACCACCAGGGGCAAATACACCAGGATTTCCAGGAATGGCTGGTGCTGCCGGTAGTAATGGCACATTATTAGTATAAACATCATATCCTGGAACCGGAACAACGGGACCGGTAGTAATAGGAATGTGTCCTTGAGCATATTGTTCAAATTGATAAGGGGTATTTAATTGTGATGGAGTTATTAAACCAGTTCCGTTTACTGTGCCTACTGGATTTGTAGGACCATATTGTTGGCCGGATCCCTGCATACCCCAGGCATAATAATTTTGACCTGGACCTGTTGTGGCAAATGCTGCACCTGGTGCAATAAAACCGGGATTGATACCAGGAATATAAACAGCAGGCACAGGTGCAAATAAAGGACCAGATGGAGCTACAGGACCAGGTGCAGCGGTATCTGTAGCTGCTATAGGAGTGGTAACTCCACCACCACCACCATCACCATCACCACCATCACCATCACCGCCATCACCACCATCTCCCCAAACTTTAAGAGGAAGACCTGGACGACCTATAAAGGCCTTTAAGGGTAGCATAGATTCAATATGTTTATATCGCATTTCTTTCTTCTTTAATGTTTTACTTATCGTCTATAGCCAATTGGGACAATTTGGCCATTGAATTTCAGAAGGAAATCCATTCTGTTGTGGCACATCTAAAAGAGCTTGTCTATATGCGGCCAATTCCGTTTGTTGTTGTTGATTTAAACTGGCATACCATACAGGATTAACACGATCTATAGTCTGTTGCAACAATTGATTTCTTGTATTTCTCGCTGTGGATTCTGTAAAATCTGCTACCAATAACCAGGTCTTAGTAGAATAATCAAAATTATAAAGTTTGTTTTCGTTGCTGGGATTATCTTCTTTGGCTATTGCTTGACCAGCTTCTATGTAATATCGATCTGATAGATATTCGCCTTCGATATATGATTTATTTCGTAGGTTTAGTTCAGCGATATAATCATCACTGAAGTTTAATATAGATTCAATCTGGCCAGTAGAAGGATTATATACAGTATATTTCATCGTTTAAGTGTTTGAAAAACAAAATAATAATTACAAGTCAAAGAATTAAACAAACTGGTTGGTGGATTAGTTGTTGGAAATACTCCAATTTCCACATACCACTGATAGATATGTCCAGTAGTTAAAACAGGAGATCCATAATTTAATCCTGCTATGGTCAAGTTAAACTGTCCAGGATTCCAACTGGTAGTATAAGGATTGACCGATGTAGTTTGTGTTTGAATAATAGTATTTCCACCTGTAGTTTGATCCACTGCTCTGACACGAACTGTAATCGAAGTAGGAGGACTATATCCACTACCTGCTTGCACAGGCACAAGACTTCCACTATAGATAGTTCCATTCAAATAGACAATTTCGTTAGGATCACTAAAAGGAATAACAACACCATTTACCAATGTATAATAAAAATAAGGATTCACATTGGTAAATGTTGCACCAGTGTTAGTAGCACCTTGTGCTTGACTAACACTATTATAGGCCATAGTAGAAGTAAAAACTGTGTTGGCTAATAAATTACCTGCTGTGACTAATCCTGATACTGTAAGATTACCGCCAATGGTGGCATTATTGCCTACTGCAAGATTGCTACCGATATTGGCATAGCTACCTACTGTAAGATTACCGCCAATGGTGGCAAAACTTCCTATGTTAAGTGAATTGGCTATTGAAGCATTATTACCTATGGTAAGACTATTACCGATATGTGTATTATTACCTATAGTAACAGTGTCTCCAACTGTAACTGTATTGCCTATTTTAACATTATTGCCTATAGTGACATTATTACCTACAGATAAATTGTTGCCAATGCTGACAATATTACCAAATCTGGCAACACCGGATGTTCCATCTAACCAAAAACCTGGACTTGATAAATTGCCTAATACAGCACCTGTAGATACTACTGTGTTGGCCACAATACCATTGGCCACTAACTTGTCTGCAGTGATACTATTACCTAAAATAATATTACCATTAATAGTGTTAGCCACAAACTTATCTGTTGTTATAGATCCGGGAACAATTTGTGTTGTATTAACTGTGTTAGAATTTAATGTTCCTAAGGTTATTAAATTACCTACTGTAAGATTAGTTCCTATGGTGGCATTGGCACCTATTGTGGCATTGTTGCCAACCACAAGATTACCACCTATTGTGGCATTACTGCCTACTGTTAAGTTTGTTCCAATTGCAGCACTGCTGCCTATGTTGGATCCCGAACCAATGGTTAAACTATTACCAATTGATACTGCATTACCAAAACGAGCATTGCCTGTTGTGCCATCTAACCAAAAACCTGCACTGTTAAAATCATCTAACACAGCACCTGTAGATACTACTGTGTTGGCCACAATACCATTGGCTACCAGTTTATCAGCAGTGATACTGTTGCTGCTGATAATATTCCCACTGATGGTATTGGCAGTGAAAAGATTGGTAGTCAATGTGCCGGACAAGATGTTATAAGCTGCAATAGTATTGGCAGCTATGGCATTACCTGATATTGTGCCATTGACTAAAAGATTACCAGCAATGACCTGTCCAATAACAGCTACCCAAGTAGATCCATTATAGGTATAAGTAGCCGAAGGTTGCGTAGCACCTGCTGCATAGATAAAGTTGGCAGTGTCGCCTGTAACAGGATATAGTCCTGTTCCTATAGGTGCAGTAGGACTATTTCTTGGACTTTGGAACCATAGTGTTAAAGTAGCACTGGTAGCTAAATTAGGATCACTGGGTGTGACAATATAGGCCATAGCCAAAGGACCACGCGGACCTGGAGCACCATTGGCACTGCTGACTATGTTTAAATCAATGGCCACATTGGCAGTAGATTCTGCATACAATGGACTGGGACTTGAATTGGCCACTTGAAATGTGATCTGTCGTCCGCCATTGGTTTGATAATACAAATGATTGGCAGTGCCAAATCCACCAGATACACCAAACCATTGATAATCGCTGGGATTACTGCTGGGAGTTGAACTGGTGCTGTTATACACACCAAAGTAATTGGCATTACCTGGATTTACACTAAAACCACTGGATCCATCTGCTGCATTAGCATAACGAATGTTGACAAATTCATAAAGATAACTATAGGGATTACTGGAGTTGCCTGCTTGAGTGACCACACCTGTAGAAGTATTGGCCACTAACACGTTGCCAGGAATAGTGATATTACCAGATACATTGCCCTGTCCTAAATTGCTTAAGGCATAGTTCAATGCACCGATTATATCATTACTGTTAGTTACTGCAAATGTTGCCATATTATCTGCTGTCCTGCGTAGCTGTGTATTGCCAACTAATACTATTGACCATCCAAGTGTCGGTCGAACTGGTATTAGATATCTCAATACTATTTACTCGATAGACGTTTTGATTGATCTGAGTCCAGGGATTCACAGTATTGATTGGTATGGTCACAGCAGGCAAGAATGTGGCAGCAGCACCAACACTATCCGCACCACCTATGGTTATGGTTATATTACCAACTGATGTAGTGGGAACACCAGCTGAATCCAAATTATTGACTTCAGGTAAGATACGATGAACCAATAGCTGTTGGCTATAGTTAGGCAATAGATGTAGATTATCTCTGCGGAACTGTGTTGATATAGGTTGATTACCTATAAAGGTTGTGCCTTTATCTTTTTGCACCAAAGGCACTGTCCCAGTTGCACTGCTATAGACCACAGTTCTTGAAGCGTCATTGTGTGTCCAAGTATTACCTACAAAGCTAAAGATAGGACTTTCTACTGCCATTGATGCAGTAGTGACCTGTCGAGGAGGATTAAATGCATCCAAATCATAACGATAGGCCAACATCTGATTACAATATCCTGTGGAATTTAAATCAGGATAATAGATTTCAAATTGATTTTTACTGGTATTGTTAATTACAAATACACGATTGGTATAAGCAGGATTTAAGTTTTCATAAAAGTAATTCTTTACACGTTGATTGCCTAAACTTTTAAAATTACTACCATCAAATGACCAGATATCTCTGGCATCTAAACCATATACTGTATTGTCTGCATTGGCCCAGCAGTTGTTGTTTAATAGTCCACGTCCTACGTTGAATAGGCTAACACCAATAACCGGAGCAGATGTAGATTGATAATTGATAGGACTAAAAATTACTGTGTCCCAATAGCTGCAAAGGAAAAAGTTATTGCCGCAGGGAAATCCATCTACTACAGGACCACGAACAGGAATTTCTAATTGGTTAGCAATGTTAGTAATAGTAGGTGCCCAGGTGGTAGGTCCAGAATTAAGACCAAAGGCCTGACTCCATTGCACAGTGGTAGGATGTGTTTCAATGATACCAGACGCAGCTTGAACTGCTGTTAAATTACCGGCTATTAAAATTGATCCCACATTGGGTGTTGCCCATAATCTTACAAAACCTGCTGTTAAACTGGACCAAGCAGGATTATAATTCCAAACATAAGTGTTGGGATCAGGAGGAGTTGGATTATTACTATATTGAATAAACTGTGTTCCAGTGGCTGTAAGATACATAGGAGGATTTAAGCTGTCGTTTATAAACAACACAGTTCCATTCCAAGAATCTGTAATTTTAGTTCCAGCCACATATGATCCTAAACTTGCATTGGGATTAGATACAGGATCATAACCCGGAGTAAGATTAGTAGCAACACCTACTGCATCAATTCCAAACCATTGTCCTTGACTGTTAGCAGCTATAAACCAATATACACCATTGTCGCGATATCCTGCTGTGAGATAGACCACTGTGCCAGGTATGTTGCCCAAGATGTATTGGTCACCTAATACCGATCTGATACCGCGAATATCTGTTTCTACATTATATCCAGCATTGTATTCATTGGGTCCTAATGCACTACTGGGCACATCAGGAGTAAATGACATTTTGGTAAAAGGTGTTTTTACTTCTGTAAATGTTGCCACGTTATTATCCTCGAATTCCTATTACCCAATTGTTTTCTGTATCGCTCCAGACATAGATCTGTCCATCTGTTGGATATGGAACTGGAGCTTCCCATAGCCCTGTGTCTGTGTTTAATTGCCAACTGCTGTGCTGACGTGGTGGAATAAAAGCGTCTAAATCTGGATCATAACTAAAACCTATGCCAGCAAAGTTTTTACGCAAGGGAGTTCCTCCCAATAGATGAACACCACCACGAGTGTTATAACTGGTCTGAATCCAACGACCAGGACCAGGTGGCAGACTATCAATATGTTCTTGTTCTGCTGGTATAACTTTTTCTACTCGATTATCTTTTACATATGCAAAATGTGTCATTGTCTATTCCTATGTTGGGTAGCTGATAATAACAATACCGGATCCGCCATTACCACCAGCTGCATTTTGATCATTATAAAATCCGCCACCACCACCGCCACCGCCAGTATTGATTCCGCCATTATCTCCTGGTGTATTAATGGTATAAGCATTACCACCACCACCTGATCCGCCTGTGGCTGCTGTTTGACTGGCACCTGCTGCACCTGCTCCACCGCCTGCATAGTAGTTAGCAGTTCCATTGATAGATAATTGAAGTCCTATGCCGCCATTACCTGGGTTTGCTGTTCCACCTGATATAGAGACAGGAGAACCTGCTGCACCTGCACCACCACCACCTGCACCAGCATAACCAAATCCCTCTCCTGAATTACCGGTTGGACCTGCACCGCCTGCATTACCTTGTCCTGATGTAGCAGTTCCTCCGGGTTCTGCGGTGCCAGTGCCATTACTTTGACCGCCGCCACCGGATCCACCTGATGTAGGTGCAGTGACACCATTTGAACCGGTAGCACCACCACCGCCGCCACCGCTGGCAGTTATACTAACGCCACCACCTATAAAACTACTGTCATTGCCTGCTGTTCCGCCATATGCAGAATATCCGCCCAAGACTGCTGCACCACCTGCACCACCTGCACCAATAGTCACTGTATATGAATTAGGACTAACAGCCACGTTGGCATTATAATAAAGCAGTCCACCTGCACCGCCGCCACCACCGCCGCGTGTTCCTCCACCGCCGCCAGCGGCAACAACTAATATACTGATATTTCCGGAACCTGCTGTAACAGTAAAAGTGCCTGCTGTGGTAAAGGTATGAACAGTATTGCTACCAGAATAGGTTATAGTTCCACCTGTGGCAGTTAAACCAGTATGTGGCAGAGGATTATATGATTGCAGTTGGCTTAAGCGTTTGAATCCATTGGTCAAATCACTGGCACTGGCATAATCTATGGTCATACTATTTGACTTCCAAATAAACTAAAACTTACGTTGCCTGTGTTAGCAGTAACAGAAACTATATCAGTTGTAGCCAAGGCAAAACCTACTGTTAGGAATATTGTATCGTTGCCTACCAAATTGGTTCCATTTACTACATAATTTTGTGTAGTCACTGATCCACCTCCGGGCACTACTGCTACGCTAACAGTGGCATTGGCTGCTCCTGTATTGCAGATAGACAATGTGCTGGCCACTGCTGATGTAGCACTGGGCACAGTATATAAAGTTGTTGCAGTATTGGCTGTGGGATTACTTTGACCTAATACTTTGTATGTTGTTGTTGTCATAATTTACATTCCTGCTAATAAGAAAGGATTAAATGTTGCATCTGCCGAAGCAGTTGAGGTAATTGTCACTCGGTTGTTTGGTGCGTCTGTGGTAATAGTTATGTTAGTTCCTGCTACCAAGGTTAAAGTTCCGGAAGTATTTCCAGAGGCCACTGTGGTCTGTCCAGATACTGCTACATTACCAAATGCATTAATACCTGTTAAATTGCTACCAATACCTAATATGTTGCCACCTGAGATATTGCCTGCACTGGTGATATTACCTGTGGCACTGACTGTTCCACCAGTGGCAATATTACCACCTGTGATATTACCACCTGCACTAACAATAGTTCCGGCTTTGATACCTGCACCTGCTAAAACTGCTACTGTTGTGATTAAATTACCACCAGAGATATTGCCTGCACTGGTGATATTACCTGTGGCCGAAATTAATCCACCAGTTAATAGGTTAGCACCTGTGATATTACCGCCTGCACTGACAGTTCCGCCTGTGGCCAAGTTGCCACCTGTGATAGTTCCTGTGCCGCTTACTGTGCCGCCTGTGGCCAAGTTGCCACCTGTCACTGTGCCAGTAGCACTAATAGAAGAAGCAGTTAAGGCACCTGCATAAGTTGGCAAATACGCAGCTACGTTGCTGTTGCCATAACTTGATACAATGCCAGTTAGCAATGATCCATTACCAATATAATAATTGCCAGAGATGTTGCCTGCTGCTGTTATATTGCCAGTTGAACTTAACAATAGACCCTGCACAGTGCCAGGAGTAGTTATGCTATTACTTGCATAAACTTGATAAGTGGCAGATACATTACTACCGTTGATATTATTGGCACCGCTGATATTACCGTTGTTATTAAGGTTTATATTACCATTGGTAGAGATATTGCCAATAGCAGAGATAGTTCCGCCACTGGCTAAATTACCACCTGTTATGGTGCCAGTCCCACTGATTGTTCCTGAGGCAGCGACATTACCTGTTGTAACAGTCCCAGTGACACTGGCGTTGGTTGCATAAGCAGTAGCCCAATAATTGGTTGCACCACCTAAATTATATACAGCATTGGCAGAGGGTGTAACAGCAATATTGCTCTGCCAAGAAACTGTTTGATTATCATAATACCAAGTGGCAATCGGCACACCTGATACATTACCTGCTGCAATACCAGCATTTTGTAATGCTGTTCCAGTTGATACGTTGTTAGCAACTAAGATAGTTTTATCATTGGTCACTATTACGTTAGAGTTAATTGTAGTTGTTGTGCCATTGACAGTAAGGTTGCCTGTGATGACCTGATCACCATAGACAGTCACAGTTGAACTGACAATTTCTGGTGCATATACGTTGCCAGAAACAGTTAAATTGCCACCTGTGATATTGCCAGCAGCAGCAATGTTGCCTGCGGCACTGATATTTTTGCTGCTGTTAATATTACCTACAGCAGTGACATAACCACCTGTTAGGACATTACCGCCTGTGACATTACCCGTGGCACTGATATTACCACCTGACACAGTGCCGGTAGTAGATATAGGATTACCATCAAAGCTGGCCAATAGTGTAACCACGTTGGCATTGCCATACATTCCAGTTAGTTGGCTACCATTACCGGAAATATATGCACCTGTTATGTTACCACCAGCAGAGATATTACCTATTGCATTGACATAACCCGACGATTGAACATTACCTGCAATAACATTACCTGTTACACTGATATAACCGGATCCGGCATTACCTGCTGTAACTGTTAAAATGTTAGAATTGATATAGTTTAATGTAGCAGAATTACCTGTGAGATTAGCACCTGTGATATTACCTGTTGCACTAATATATCCAGAATTGACATTGTTGATACTGTAAACAGTGATACCGGCTGCATTAACAGTGACCTGTTCGTTTAATGCAGTATTGTTGGCAATAAGGTTTTGTGTGGTGATGATATTACCATTGCCGTTTATATTGCTATTGGTATTTAAATTACCTGTAATCGATTCAAATCCATTGACAGTTAAATTATTTCCTGTCAGATTGCCACCTGCATAGATATCACGTTCTGCACGTATGTTAGATGTAATTTCTAAATTACCACCTGTGATATTACCAGCAAGACTGATATATCCGCCCAATGATACAGTAAATGCATAACCTACATTAAGGTTGGATAAAGTATTGATATTACCTGCTTGAATATTACCTGTATAAGTTGGCAAGTAAGCAGCTACGTTGGCATTGCCATAACTTGAGGCAACACCTGTTAAGAAAGCACCATTACCTAAAATATAAGCACCAGTAATGTTTCCGCTGGCACTAATGGTATTGGGATTTAAATTACCTGTATAAGTTGGCAAGTAAGCAGCTACGTTGGCATTGCCATAACTTGTTGTAATGCCAGTCAATTGGCTACCATTACCTAAAATATAAGCACCAGTAATGTTGCCTGCTGCACTGATAGATCCTGTATCAACTAAATTACCACCACGTATATTGCCAGTGACAGATAAATTACCACCCGATAAATTACCTGTATATGTAGGCAAATAAGCAGCTACGTTGGCATTGCCATAGCTTGAGGCAACACCTGTTAAGAAAACACCATTACCTAAGATATAAGCACCAGTGACATTACCTGTGGCACTGACAGCATCAGAACTGTATACTTCTGAGACCTGGACCCTATAGGCACTGACAGTGGATGCGGAAACTAAGCCGCCTGGTGCAAATAAATTCTGTGCAGTGACATTACCTGTTGCACTGACTATATTGGGATTTAAATTACCTGTATATGTAGGCAAATAAGCGGCTACGTTGGCATTGCCATAGGTAGAACTGGAACCTCCAATAAAAGGAGCACCGTTGGCGTAAAAGTAATTGTTAGTAAAGATACCACTCAGTCCGTTGCCGACATTACCAATGTTTCCAGTGTAAGTGGGAAGGAATGCCGCTACGTTGGCATTACCATATGGTTGTTGGACTGGTATAATAACATTACCTGAACTTCCGTATAGGCCAATGTTATTGTTTGGTAATATTGAATCGGTCATAAAGTTTTCCTAATTATTTTACAGCATAAGTGCGATCACGACGCGGCTGGAATATGCTGGTTAATCTTGTGCTGCCACCTGACCATTTACCTAAGTTGTTTTGGTTATTGACTGTTCTCCAAGCTTCATCGAATTTGGCTTTATAGATAGCAGCATCATCACTGCTGTGGCGTTTCAAATAGTATTCGTGTAGTGTTCCATAGACATAACCTTCAGGCCAAGTCTGTAAAACTGGATTGGTTTCTACTATGCCAACTTGTGTATTTGTATCATCATAGATTGGAGTGAATAGCAAATTCCAAGCACGATAGTAGTAGAGATTGATCACAGTTCCTTCAGCCACATATGGCAAGAATTGATAGTTGCTACCTACTTCACTGAATTTGCCACGTATAACAGCCGGCACGTTAACAGGACTAAGATATAGTTGTGCTACCAAACCGTCGGCAATGATATCACGATCACCTACACGGTCAAACACAATCCAAGGTCCATATGTGCTTTCTTGACCGGAATTACCACTTGAACCCTGTTGGAAAAACAAGATAGGTTTATTCATATCGGCTGGAATAGGCATCAATTGATTGGCACCTACTACACCAAATGTATTATAAGGATCGGTTCTGTTGGCCGGTAATTCAATATTACGCATAGCCAATTCAGCTTGGAAAATACACTGTTGAATTTCGCTTGTGTTAGTGGATCCTGTCCAATCTAACAAATAACTTACTAATGTATCTGCGTCTGGGATTTGGAATGACATTTAATTAAATTCCTTTAAAGAATCTCTGTTCGCCTACTTTACGTGGATAAGGAACATCGATTGGTATAGGCAACCGTCCGCCTGGGTAACAAACATACTGAGGATACTCTTGTTGCACTACACGATAAAATTGTGCTTTTAATGTGCGATCGTGTTTGATAACCTGCCAAGGCATACCACCAAAATATTGATCACTGATACGAATAGCAACCACATCTGGCAAGTCCATCCATTTGTATCCTAACTTACCATCAGGCATAAGTGGTGCAAGAGGATCAGGAACACCAGCTTCGGCTAATCGGCGATATTCTGCACATTTTTGTGCAATATAATCGGTGTTCATTTGTTCGCGACGAATATAAAACTTACCATCTTCGCGTCCTGTTGTAGTAAGAATGTTTTTATTACCATTCCAACCTGCACGTTGCCAATCGCCTTTCATTTCTTTATATAGACGATCATTTTTTAGTAGTCGATCTGCTACACCATTATGGTTAGTGACCATACCACCTGCATCTTGTCGCAGGAAATTGTAATCTATATTGAGATCACCATCCAGGTGTTCGGGTTTGTTATTATCGCTCATAAGTTTATTTAGCCGGGGCAAGCATTAAAGGGTTTTACAAATAACAAAAGCCCCGACGGGGCTTTTGTATTGAACAACACTAATATTTTTACAATTAGTAGGTATTCGCAGCACGTTGAACAAATGCACTTGGACGTGCAGTTGTAGGTGTGTTGCTGCCGTTGGCCACAGCGATCTGGTTTAGAACACCAACACCAGCTGGGTTACGAACGATCAAGGTTCCTTCCATAATGAACTGATCTAAACTTGCGTCAGCGTTCGAGAACACTTCGTTGTTTGGACCAAGATCACGCAAGGCACCCCATTGTAGCACTTCTTCGTTCAGGAAGTAAATGCTGTTGCTCATACCAGACTGATCCATAATCCACGAATCAAAGATTTCGTATGTATAGTTGAAGTCGCCTTCATAAGTCTGGATTGTATCACCACGTTCAACGTTACGACGGTTGATCGAAGTGTTACTTGTGCCAATCAAATCACTGATGCTGGTGCGTAGTGAAGTTGGAGCAACCATAGTGCGGATTTTAGCGTTATAACGCTGTTCAGCTACAGTCACTAACTGTTTGTAAGTGATTGGGCTGAATGCCTGGTTAGCTGCATCGCTAATTGTATAGAAGTTTGAACCGTTTGCACCGATAACCAAATTACCAACATTGCTTGAAGCACTGTCAGTTGTTTCGTTGTTAGTCCAAGTTGTTACGTTAGAGATATTACCTGATGCACTGTTAAATGATTGTGTGCCGGCAAAAGCTGCTAACGAACCCATACGACGACCAGTTTGTCCTGATGGTAGGCCCGAAGCTGAACCGTTTTGACCACCGTATTTTGTTCCGATTTGATCATTACGAACCAATTGTTGTTCAACGTCGAACATCAATTCGATCAACTGCTTGACTTCTTGGTAAGCCTGTGGATCACCACCCGACTGCATAACTGCACGGGCTGTTCCAGAAGCAGCAACTACTGTGCTGAAAATCTGGGTATAGTTACCCAAGTTGTAACGCTGGTTGTTTTCTGCTTGAGCAGTAGAAACAGTAGCACCTTCAACTTGTGCTTGAACTGCAGGCAAGCGATAGATATCGTCTGTCCACAATGGTAAAGTTGAATTAACTTTACGCTTTTTAGTCATAGCCATATTAAGAACTGGGGTATCGTCTTTAACACGGTTAGATACATCTAAGTCTAAGTCTTTGACAACGATGTCAGCACCGTATGCTGTTGTTCCGTTACCAATCGAACTTGTTGTGATTTCTGCCATTTTATTCTCCTTGAATATTATGTAGGCTGTAGTTTATATTTATAAACTTAACGACCGTTTCGGGCTGCTCTCAAACGAGAAAGCTGTGCCACTAAAAGGTTGTCTGCGGCTTTTTTATCGCCGCCCTTGGCTGCTTCACGAAGCTTAGAAATCTGATCTTCTGGTCCACGAGTGTTAGGAACAGATCCCTGACGACGCCCACTTAATGCAGCAATGCTGGCACCTGCGGACTGTTGTTTAGGACGATCGCGAAACTTTAATCCATCCCGTAATAGACCCAATAGGGTTTCATCACTGGATAATAAATCAATGTTTTTGATCCCTGGCAATATTTCATTTGCACTGCCTGCCCAAGTCTTAGATAATTTGTCACGTAATTCATTATAGATGTATTCGTTTTTCAACTCTTTATCTGTAAAACTTTTACGTTGGCGTTCTAATGTTTCAGTTACTTGTTGTCTACGAATGTCATAAAAAGTATCCAAAGCTGGTTTCAATTGATTGACCAATTGTCCCTGTTGCTGCAAATATCTTTCATTTTGCTGCATATTAGCCTGTATTCTTGCACGGGCTGCAGGATCTTGGGTCTGTGCCAATTGCTGCTGAAAAGCAGTTTGATAACCTTGAACCCGGATAATTTCATCATAGGCTTTTTGTAACTGCGGCTGCACTGTAAATTCCATTGCCAGCGTTAAACCTTCTTGACGTTCCCTTTGTGATTTTTGGAATTCGTCAAACTCGGCCTTTTCGATCTTTAATTGTCTGGCTTCTTCGTGTATTGCTCCACCTTGACCTAATATAGCAGCAGCTTTTTTAGCATCAATAACTACTTCTTTACCATTGCGAACAAACTTAAACTTAGCGTTAGGGTTTGTTTCTGCAAAATCGATAAAGTCGATTAGTTCTTCAGCTTGTGTGTCTGATCCATCATCTTCGCTTACTGGTTCAGTGTTGGCTGCGTCCAGGGCTGGTATTTCTTCAGTGCTGTCTGGTATATCTGTATCGCTGGTTTCAGCAACTTCTGGCTCGGCTGGTATGCCTTCTGGTGCCACAGGGCTGGATACTTCACTTGCCTCAGTATCTGGACCTGTTGCGGCTGGTTCGGTTGCACGTAATTGATTACGCTGCGTGTGTTCACGCATAGCGGTCATTTTCTGTGCAATTGATTCCAAACTGGGAACCGCTGCTTGATCAGTGGCCGCAGCTGGTGTGCTGTTAGGCGTGATTGTTTCTGTCATAAGACTTCCTCTGGGTTAGGTATGGGAGTTGTCTGCAACTTTACCACACGGTTTTTGTAATACACTGCACGTTGCAATGCGGCTACAAACTGGTCAATGCCGGTCAATTGATTGCTTAAGGCAATCCTGCGGCTATTGTCGTCACTTGAGTGTCCCTGAATACCACTCAACTGATCTAATATATCAAACTTAACTGCGTGTATGTAATAGGCCAAATCGCGATTCTTTAACAGTGCTTCAGCTTGGCTACCCTGGGTCTTAACCTGGTCCTGCTGTGCTACAGTTAAATCTTTTATACTGTTAGGATTAAGAGTAATCCTGTTATTAAACGCATCTATGGCTTCACGACTGATCATTACTTGGCTATTCCTGCTGCACTATGTCCGGCAGCTACATTCATATACTCTAACTGACTCTGTGCAGTTTGACCTGTCATTGAGGCAGTGATTTCTTCTGCTCGGGCACTATCCAATCGAGCCTTGGCAATTTGACTTTGCTCTTGTGGAGTAGGCTGTTTATTCTTTGCTGCTGCCTGTCCCTGTTGAATCATTTTTACAACTTCATCATCGGTGGGCAAATAAGTATTGGAATCTTTTACACCTAACACATATAATGTATCTGCATAAGGCTTTTTAATTTTACGATACATTTCTGGAGTTAAAGTTCCTGCTACAACCATAGCTTCTACTGTTTGATAAAGCTGTGTTTGGCATTGTGTAATTATGCGTTGTCTTTGAATACGATTTTCTTCCGACATAATTCCTAAAGCCAAGTCAA